CAACTACTAGGGATGCAGCAATGAGAGGACTATTAAGATGAGAATGAAAACTTATATGTTTCTTGGTAAGACATATGCTAAAAAATATGCAGCTGATGCAAAAGATGCAATAAAAACATTAGGTGCTAAAATAAAATCTAAAAGCAAAGCAATTAAACCTGCTATTGAAAAATATGGAAATATAGCTGAAAAACATATTAAAAAACATAAAATTAAATATACTGCAGGTACAGCAGCTACTGCTGGATATAGCTTTGCTAATATAAAATCTGATCAAGAAAAAAAATTAAAAAAACATTTTGCAAATTTGCCTAAATCAGATCCAAGATATAAAGCACTTAAAAAGAAAGGATATGTATAATATGCCAATGGTAGGAAAGAAAAAATATCCATACACTAAAAAAGGTATGGCAGAAGCTAAGAAAGCAGCAAAAAAACAAAAGATGAAAGTTAAAAAGAAATACTAATATGAAAAAACCTAAATTAGGATCTGGACAAAGATTTAAGCAACTTACTGCTAAACTAAAAAAACAAGGTGTCAAAGATCCTAAGGCTTTAGCTGCTGCTATTGGTAGAAAGAAATATGGCAAAGCTAAGTTTCAAAAGATGGCAGCAAAAGGGAGAAAAAAATAATGGCTAAAAATAAAGATCTAGTACCTTATTCTAAAATAGAATCTATTAAATCTCGAATAAGAGTTAGTGGTCAAAAAATTAAAAAAGCTGGTAAACAATTTGCAGGTAAAGCAACAGCTGAACAAAAATTCTTGGGAAAAACTTTACCTAAATATATTGGTAAAGCAGCTAAGTTTGCAATCACTAAACCTATAACAACAACTGCATTATTTTTTGCTCCTGATGTAATTCGTGGTATTGTTAATAAAGGTGAAAGAGTTTCTAAACGTTCACTTGAGCAAACTTTTGACAAAAAAGGAAGATGGTTATTATAATGGATAACAAGCCAGAAGAACAAAAAGAATCTAATCATGGTGGTAAAAGACCAGGAGCTGGTAGACCTGTAGGATCTAAAAGCAAAAGCTTGTGGAAATCTATGGATGAAATGGCAGAAAAATATCAACATTCTCCTTTAGATTATCTATTAGCTGTGTTAAACAATCCTGCAAGTAGTCCTGAAAGAAAAATGTATGCAGCAGAAAAAGCTGCGCCATATGTTCATCCACGACTTGCTTCTTCAAACACAAAAATGAGTATAGATGAACCAGTTAAAATCAAAGTCGAATGGCAAAAAGACGAAAACAAAGATAGTTGAAATTCCTTATAAACCTAGAGAATATCAATTAGACGTACATAAAAACAAAAAAAGATTTAGTGTTTTAGTTTGTCATAGACGATTTGGTAAATCAGTTTTATCAATTAACGAATTAATTAAAACTGCTTGTGATAAACCTAGAGCTTTATGTGCTTTCGTTGCACCTACTTACCGACAAGGTAAAAGTATTGCTTGGGAATATTTAAAATATTATACAACACCATTGCTTAAAATTGGTGGAACAAGAAATGAATCTGAATTAAGAATAGATTTATTTAATGGGTCAAGAATCCAAATCTTTGGAGCTGATAATCCTGATAGTATTCGAGGTATGGGATTTGATGCTGTAGTACTTGATGAGTACGCAATTATGGCTCCAAGAGTATGGACAGAAATTATAAGACCAGCTGTTGCTGATAAATTAGGATGGGTTTTATTTATCGGTACACCTATGGGTCATAATCAATTCTGGGAAGTTTATGATTATGCTTTAAGAGGTCGTGATGATTGGTATGCTAAGTTATATCGAGCATCAGATACAAAAGTTATTCCAGAAAAAGAACTGGAAGAAGCTCGTGCAATTATGACACCTGAGCAGTATGAACAAGAATTTGAATGTTCATTTACTGCTGCTGTTAGTGGAAGTTATTATGGAAGATTAATAACTAAAGCTGACAAAGATGGTAGAATAACTGATGTACCAGTAGACGACAATGTAGGTGTAGAAACATGGTGGGATTTGGGTATAGGCGACTCTACAGCAATATGGTTTGCTCAAAGAGTAGGGGAAGAAATACATCTTATTGACTACTACGAAACTTCTGGTGAATCTCTTGCTCATTATGCTGATGTATTAGCTGATAAAGGATATGCCTATTCATCTCATATCGCACCTCATGATATAATGGCTAGAGAATTAGGAACTGGAAAATCTAGACTTGAAGTTGCTAACGAACTTGGTATAGATTTTGATATAGCTCCTAAATTAGAAGTTGATCATGGTATCGAATCTGTTAGAAACACTTTACCTAATTGCTGGTTTGATAGAGAAAAATGCAAACAAGGTTTAGATGCATTAAGACAATATAGAAAACAATGGGATGAAAAAAACCAAACTTTTAAAAATAAACCTCTCCACGATTGGTGTTCACACGCATCTGATGCTTTCAGATATGGATGTGTTGCAGAACCATTAGATACGTCTGATTGGGATAGACCAATTAATGTGGATACAAAATATGTAGTATGAAATCAAAAGAACAAATATTAAGAATACTAGCTAACGAAATACATTCAGCATCAGGTTATATTGGTGGTGAGCTTGTAGCTCGAAGAAAAAAATCATTAGAATATTATTTAGGTATGCCTCTTGGTAATGAACAAGAAGGTAGATCTCAAGTAGTTTCAAATGATGTCCTGGACACAGTAGAAAGTTTAATGCCTTCTTTGATGAAGATCTTTACTGCTGGTGAAAATGTATTTGAATGTGAAGGTGTTGGGCCTGAAGATGAAGAAATGGCTAGACAATGTTCTGATTATTTAAATCATATTTTTTATAAAGAGAACAATGGATTCTTAGCTTTGTATTCTGCATTTAAAGATGCATTGATTCAAAAGAATGGTATCTTAAAAGTATTTTGGGATAACTCACAAAAAACTGAAAGAGAAGAATATACAAGATTAACTGATGATGAGTTTAATGATCTTGTTGATAATCCTGAAGTTAAGGTATCAGCTCATACAGAATACGAAGAACCTATTACTGATGATCGTGGTAAAGAAATAGATAAAATTAAACTACATGATGTAGTTATTCATAGAACTAAACTATATGGTAAAGTTACTATAGAACCAGTACCACCTGAAGAATTTTTAATTGAAAGAAGATGTAAGTCTATTGAAACTGCAAATTTTATTTGTCATAGAACTCAAAAGACTAAAACAGAATTAATTGAAATGGGTTATGATCAAGAGCTAGTTGATTCATTACCTACTGGTGATACAGATTATTATACTGAAGATAAATTTGTAAGACACCAAAATGTAGATTTCTCACATGGTCAAACAGATGGAGATGAATCTACACAAGATGTATTAATTCACGAATCCTATATTCGAATGGATGTAGATGGTGATGGTAAAGCTGAGTTATTAAAAATTACTACAGCTGGTGAAGCTACTAAACTTTTAGATATTGAAGAAGTAGATAATATGCCTTTCATCTCTATGACTCCAGTTATCATGCCACATAGATTTCATGGTAGATCTATTGCTGAGCTAGTAGAAGATATACAATTAATTAAATCTACTGTTATGAGACAGATGTTAGATAATATGTATCTAACTAATAATAATCGTATAGCTATCCAAGATGGACAAGTAGCTATGGATGATCTTTTAACAAATAGACCAGGAGGAATTGTTAGAACTAAACAACCTCCACAAAATGTTATGATGCCTATGCAGGCACAACCCATTACTGAACAAGCTAGTGGGATGTTAGGTTATTTAGATTCAGTTAAAGAATCCAGAACTGGTGTAAGTAAAACATCACAAGGATTAAATCCTGATTCATTAAATAATAAAACTGCAACAGGTATGAACCAAGTGTTAACTCAATCTCAAATGAGAATGGAGTTAATTGCTAGAATTTTTGCAGAAACAGGTGTTAAAGATTTAGGTTTAAAATTATTTGAACTTATTTGTAAATACCAACAAAAAGAAAAGATTGTTAGAATAAGAGGTAAATATATCCCTATGCGACCATATGAATGGAAGGATAGGGTTAATGTTACTGTTAGAGTTGGATTAGGTACTGGATCAAAAGAACAACAGTTAATCCTAATTAATGCTATTCTTGAAAGACAAATGCAGGCTATAAACTTACAACAAAATGTTTATGGCCCTATGGTTAATTTAAGAAACATTTATAACTCATTAAAGAAATTAGTAGAAAATGCTGGTCTAAATAGTATAGAACCATTCTTTATGGATCCAGAAGTAGGTGCTGCACAAATGCCTCCACTTCCTCCTAAACCTCCTACTGAGTTTGAAAAAGTTACATTAGCTCAAGTTCAAGGTGAAAACCAACGAGCTGTTATGAAAAATA